AACTGCTACAAGTTTAGGTAAAAGAACAATAGCAAATACAGAAGTAAGGGCTATAATTCTTCTTGTCCAAGCAAACCCTTTGTCTTTTAATCCATGATTAAGTGATTGCTTCTTAGCTTTTATATCAAACTCACCACGAGTAATAAGAAGCTTTTCATTTTCTGCTTTAGCTTTTCTACTCTCAGCCCACACACTCATCACACCACCAAGCACAGTTGATGCTAACATAGTTATAATTTCAAAAGGAAAACCCATTATAATATCTCTGTTATTAACTCTTCGTATAAAATTCTAAAATCTTCTAACTTCATAAAGCTTAACTCTTTTTCTATTTGATGTATTCTATAAATCTTGTAAGCTCTTTCAAGTTGTTCTTCGGTGTATAGTATCATTATTTTACTTTTACTACATCATCTAATAAAATAAAATGAGGGTCTTTAAATAATTTTGTTTGTATAACTTTGTAATTATTATCTATTAAAAAATCTTTTGTAGTTGGTGATATAAATGTTACACCTTCTTTACTAACTAAACTCTTTTTAAATTGATTTAAACTAGCAGCTTTTCTGGTTGGTCCTGCAACTGTTAAGTCATTTATTTTTTTGTTTAAATTTTGTATTAAAGAATCAGGAACATTAGAAGTATTAAGAACTTTATCTTTTCCAAAATTAAATAAAGCACCTCTACTAATGTTAGAAGTATCGACAGTATACAACTGACCATTTTTACCATACTGTGTAGCCACTCCTGTTGGTCTTGAAGTAAAAATAGCTGCTTGTAATCCTTCATTAGTTTTACCAACTTGTTCTAAAGCTTGAGCACTTGAACTTTTTATTTTTTTTAAACCTTTATATTGACTACCATGAACTACAGATTTAGGCATAGTTTTTTTTGCAATAATTTGTTCAGCACTTTCTTTAACTATTTTACCTCCTCTAAAAGCAGGACCTCCTAGTAAAAGTTCTATAATAGGAAAAACAGGTTTTAATCCTTGTTCCTCTTCATATATTCTAATTGCTCCTTCAGGTATATTATCATTTTCGTTTATAAAAAAAGGGGTTATAAAAGAAGGGTTTATAAAAGGTTGTGTGCTTTCTAGATAATCGTCTGAGACTTGTGGCGTTAAAGAGTTAACTCCACCACCTTCTTGTTTTTGTTCTCTAAGATTTTCATCTATATTTAATTTTTTAATATAGTTTCTAGTTTCTTTAGGAAGTTTATTTAAATCAGCACCTTCTTCTAACCACTTTTTAGTATTATTATGCCCCCAGTTATAAGCTATAGCTGTATCTCTTGTATTTTTAAATTCTTTTTTAAGACCATAAAAATAAGCTGTACCAAATTTTACATTTTCTATAGGATTAAATAAATCATTTCCTTGAAAAGGTTTTACTCCAAAGCCCGGTTGCTCTGCTGTATTCGGCATTATTTGCATTAAACCTTTAGCACCTGCAGGACTTACTTTATCAACAACTCCTCCACTTTCTACTCCAATAATTTTAGCAATTAAAGGGTCATCTGTATATTGCCTACCTAAACTTTCATAGTCAACTCCACCACCACCATCAAAACCTAACCTAGCCATCTGGTCAGCGTAAGGCATACCAGTAAAAGGGTCTACTCTATCTGCTGGGTTTTCTTTAGTGTCAGGAACTGGAAAATCTTTTGAGACTTTTTCACCTTCAAAGTATTGTTGTCTTACAAATCCACCAGTTGCATAATTTTGTGTATAGTTTCTTGTATAGTTTCTTGTATATCTTTTATCTAAAGGTCTATCTTTAATTCTTAATCTATAAGCAGCTTCTTTGTCTATTTCTTTAGCATTTTTTCTAATATAATCAAAAGGATTATCTCCAAAAGTTCTATTCATTATATTTTTAGTTCCAGTTAAAGGAATTTTACCAGCTAAAGTTTCTGTAATTCCTTTTCTTCCTAAAATTAATTGCATAATATCTGAAACTGCAGGACCACCTAAACTAGCAAATGAAACAAAAGGATTTTTAGTATATTCAAGAGAGTCTCCAAATCTTATTCCTTGTTCTAATGGACCTAACATTCCAACTCTTTTAAATGCGTTTGTAATTTCATCTTTTTGAAAACCTTCTTCAGCTATTCTATCTCTATTTTCAGGACTAGACCTCCAATAGTTTGTTGCTAAAGCAATGCTAGTTGCTGTTAATGCAAATGCTCCTACTTTAGCTGCATTTACTTTAGGATTTACTATGACATCATTAATATAATTTTTTAATACTGTATTACTAAAAACTGTAGGGTATCTTAAAAATTGTGTAAAAATATCTACTTTAGGATTAGTCATATAAATAGGTATTCTAGCTCTATCTCTACCTACTGGCATAATTACTTGATTAACAAACCTTCCTGCTCCTTGTATAACAGATTTATAAAAATCATCAGCATAAGCTATTTCGCCTGTTAATAATCCATTTTTATCTCGTGCTGGTCCAAAAGTTGTTTTAGCTCCATCATTTAACCAACGAAGACCATCTTCAATATCAATACCCAAACCAAATAAATCATTTTTAAGTTTTTGAATATTTCTAACTTCACTTCTACTTAAATCTTTTACACCTACAGGAGTAGCTTCACTTATAACATTAATACCTTGTTTAGAAAGTTTGTCAAGAGCTTCTAAGTTTTCTTTTATAATTCCTTTACCTACATTAAAAGAAGCTAATTGAACTGATTTAGTCCAAGGTGTAAGCATATTAAATCTAAAAAATCCTCTTCCTATTTTTTTAGTAAATTCATTTTGTAATCCTTCACCAGTTAATCTGTTTGTTGATTCAGCAAATGCTTCATCCATTGCTAAAAATACTTGATGCATTTCTTTTTGAATTTGAGAATCAGGCATTTTATATTTTCTTTTTAACATTAAAGGAATGTCTTGTACAAAAATTTTATGCCCTTCTTTTACTCCTTTTAATGCATCTGTAACAGCACTTGTTCCTTTACCACCTGATTTTGTTAAAGGTATAAGAGCTTCTGTTATTGAAGAAACAGTAGCAAGTGGTAAAAATGCCATAGCATTTGCTAATTTAGTTCCATCATAAATACCTTGTATTAAACCACTATCAAAATAATTTACTTGACCAGTAACTGATTTGTATAACTTAATAATTTGATTTCTATTTCCTTTAGTTAATCCTCTACCTTGACCTCTAGCTGCTCTTAATTCGTTATCCATAGGAATTATCCATCTTTCTTCAAATTGTTTTATATTTGATTTATTAGTAAACTCAGGTAACAAGAAACTTTTTTTATGTTGAATAGTATTAGCAGCATTCATATAATAAGTTGTCATAGAATTTAAATCATTAGTTAAAAACTTTTCAAATGCATTATCATCTAAATTTTTAAATGCTCTAGCTTGAGTTAATAAAATAGAATGAGAAGAAAATAATTCATTTTTAAGATTAAGCATATCATCAATTATTAAATTAGCTTCAGTTGAATCTTTAACAATTTTTTCACTAATTAATTTTTGTTCAAACTCTTGTCTATTTTCTTCAATCATTTTTCTATTCCAATTTCTAGTAAAATAATTGGTAAGTTTTCTATCTGGTTCAATTAATCCAGCTTCGATAGCATCATCAAATACTCTATTATATAAGACTCTTAAATTTCCAGCAACAGTTTGTACTGTATCATTATATTTTGTAGCATCATCTCCTCTTAATATTCTAACTACATTTAATTCATCAACTTCATTAACAACCCCTGTTTTTCTAATAGGTGCTGTAGCTTCATCGAATAGAGCATGATATTCACTTCTTAAATTATCAAGTTGTTCTGCGTGACCTAACTCAACTTTTTTTCTATAAATACTACCAAATGTTTTATCAGCATCTTCTCTAATTAATTGTCTTAATTCTCTTGCAACAGGAGAAAATTTTGCTTTAGTATCTAAAATAGAAGTAGCAGAACCAATAGTTACTGCCTTGACTTTATCACCAAACTCTAAAGTTTTAGTTATTTTATCTGCAAAACTTCCTTCTTTAGTACTGTGATAGCCTTCATCAGCATAAAGTCTATTCATTTTATCATAATATAAATTAGCTTTTTGTAAACCACCAGCAAGTAATCCACCAGTTAATACACCTAAAGCAGTAGAGCCTACTAACTCAGGTGCTGAATATAATTTTCTTAAATCGGTATTTAATTCTGTAGTTTGTCTAAAATGGTTATCAAGTCCAAGCCAAGCACCACCTTCTACTGCTCCAAAAGCAGCAGCTTTTTTAACACTCTTTTTACCTTCTTCTTTTAATAATCCTGTAATAGCACTTTCAGGTATAACAGGACCTACTAAAGGTCTAATAGGACCTACAAAAGATTTTGGTATATGGCTTTTTGCAGCTTGAGTAGCTGCTGTAGCTATAGCTTGTCTACCTGCTAATGAAGTTCCACCAGTAAAAGGAGCAGTTAGTGCAGCTACTACTAAAGTAGGGTCAGTTGCTATATCAATAGCTGCATCTTTAATTAAACGACCAAATTGTCTTAGTCCTCCTAATTTAGCACCATCAAATTCACTTCTTAAATAAGCATAATCTCTTTTTTGTTGCTCAGTAAAATTACCACTTTGCATGGCACGAGACATACCGGTTACTAAATTAAAATCTGAATCTCTTAGATATTCAAAAATGTCATCAGAGTTTTCACCAACAGATGCTAAAAATCTTTCAGATACTTCAAGAAACCTATCATCTTTTTCTAAATCATTTAAAGTTTTTCTTTTACTATTTCTTAAATTAAAAGAGTTTAATGTATTTTTATTATAATTAAATGCCATTAATTACCCCTTAATTTTAAAAGGAGTATCAAAATTTTTGGTATCTTCTATATTTAACATATAGTTATTTAATGAATCAAATATATCAGATATACTTGTTGTTTCTTTCATAGGTGTAATATTTTTTTCTGCATTTGAGTAACTATATTCTGGGTATCTCTTTTCAATTTTAGCATACGTTGGACCAGCCATATAACCAGTACGAGGAGTGTGATAAGTTTTTGGTCCGTAAATTAGTTGAACACCATTATTTAGTAAAAAATAAACATGTTGCATTGCTGAGTTTGTATTTAAATCTGAATTTTCTTCTTTAAATCTTTTTGTCATTTCAATAAATGCAGCATCTTCTAAATGTTCACTATCTTTAGACAAAACTCTTCTAGCAAGATTAATATCAGGATTTATACCTAACCTTCCTGTTGTAGCATCAGCTTTACCTCCTATTCTATATAACATAATTAAGTCATCCATATTTACATTTGACAAGTCTAAGTTAGCAACAGCATTTTTAAATATATCAGGTTGAAGTCTGTAACCTAATGAACCTTGTTTTACTATTAAACCTTTATCTATATATGCTTGAGTATTGTCTCCTACTTCTGCAAAAGGTAAATTAGAAGTATCAACTTTTTCAGGTTTAGGAGTGTATTTTTCTTCAATATCTATAGTACCATCTTCCTCTATTGTTAAAAGTCCAGCATCTTCAAAATCTTGGTCAACTTGATTTTTAAAATATGAAATGTCTGTTTCATTTAATTCTTGTTTATTTATTTCTTGGAAAAGATAATCTCTAAATTCAAGAATATCTGTTCTTTTATTATCTTGTAATTCTTTAATATATTCAGGAAGGTTTTCTAATACATCAAGACTAAAAGTTTGTTGTGATAAAATATCTGCGTTAGATAAACCCATAGCAGAAATATTTTTATTATCATATTCATCCATTACATAAAAAATAGCAGCATCTTCTAATTGCATTGGATTTATTTCTTGTTCCCAATTTGGATTATTTAGTTTGTAGTTATTCATATTAATAAGAACACTACGAGCTAAAACTCCGTTAGCATTAGAATCATTAAGTAAGTCTTCATATTTTTTCTTATCTAATCTAAGATTCATTTTTTGTACAATATCAGTTTCCTCTTTTGGAGTAATTTTAAATTCTTTAATTGGTTCAACTATATCTTTGTATTTATCAAAAAGACCTTGAGCCTGTATTGGTCGGTCATCTGCACGATAAGCATCCATTAATCTATACATATTAAATCCATTATTACGACTTAAAAATTCTCTTATGTCTTTATCATTGGTTAGTTTTTCAAAGTCTGCTATTAAATCTATACCATTTTTTCTTTTTAAAGCATCTCTATTTAAGTACTCATCAGTAGATTTTTCTTTATTTATTAGTTTCATTAAAACTTCAGCTTGTACTTCTTTTTTATTTAATGTAGGTTGTTTGCTTAAAACATCATCAATTAATTCTGAATAATACCCAACATCTACATTTTTATATATAAGTTTAAGGTCATCATTTTTATTAATTGATTCTGATAATGTTAAAATTATTGCAGATTTGTCTGACTGTTTAAATTTTACTAAATCCTTAAATTCTATTGGAGCAACAGCATAAGTAGCATTCATGTTATTATCTAAAGAATCTCTAAAAGTATTTCTATTTTCTTTAGCTGTTTTTAAAGTATCTTCTAGTTCTATAACAGCAGGATTCGTACTAACTATATCTCCTTGTATATCTATTCCAGCTTCTCTTAATTCTTTTGCTCTTTCAGGGTCTTCTTCTCTTCTAAAAATTCTGTTCCATGCTTTTCTCATTAAACTTTTTTTTCTAGGGTCATCTTTAACAGCTTCTAATGCAGCTAAATATTCTGCTTTAGCTAATTTATTATATTCAACAGAAGTTTGCATAGTAGCTCTAGGGTCATTTTTTAAATTTTGCATTTCATTTGCTATTTCTTGTCGTTTAGCATTGAAAGCATCTAACATAGTTTTTCTTACTTCTGGGTCTGGTTCTTGATAAAGAGTAGCAGGATTAATTTCTTTACCTCCAAACATAGCAGTAACTGCTGCATCAGTAGTAGAAAGATACTCTAAAGCTTCTTTATTTAAAAATTCATCTTCATTTTCAATAAATTCTCTTAATCTATTTCTGTTATTTTGCCAATAAGTAGAAGTAAATTCTTCTTCATTTAATTTAAATATATCATTATATTTATCAGCTATTTCATTCATAGCATCTTCTTTTTCTTGTATTAATCCTTGATTAGCTTGTCCTAAAAAATTATTTATAAGACTAAGACCTACAGCTTTTTTAGCTTGACTTTTATAATCTGATTGTCTTTTAGATAATATAGAACCTGCAACATCTGCAAAATTTGAACTTGTTAAATACTCATTAGCCATTACTCTTCTCCTTTATCTAATAAACTTTTTCTTAAATTTGGTCCTTCTTCTTTTATTTTATCTAATATATTTTTTGGTACAATATTAGAATCTATTTTTTCTACATTAATTTTTTCAGCAGTTTCACTGCCTATATTTTGTACAACATTTCTAAACTCTGAAACTTTTTTATCAAATGATTCTTTTGTGTCCTCATTGTCTAATTCATCTAAATCATTACCTTCAATATTATATTTAATATTAGCTTCTTCTCCAAGAGCCATAATCATATAAGTAGTTGGTTCAGCTAATAATAATAAATTATCAACAGAAATATCACCTTGTAAAAATTTAGAATATAAAACACCCATAGTTAAATCTATTGCTGCTGCTCCTTTTGATAAAGCCTTTACAATATTTTTAGCTGTTTCAGGTTGTAAAATAGTTGTAGTTATATCATCTAAAGCCTCTCTAGGATTAGAAAATGTAGGAGGATTTTCCCAAGGATATTTAGAGTCTGGACTATTTACTAAACTTTGTCCGGGAATAGGACTACCTTGACTTGATAAATCTGTTAGTTCATCTAATCCTTCTTGACTAAAAAAAGCTTCTCCTCTAATTTTTCTTTTAGTTTCTTTATCATTAAAGATTTCATCTTCAGATACTCCTTTTTCTAAAGCTTGTAAAATAGCTTGAGCAGAAGCATCTCCCACAGATTTAGAAAGAATAGGCTTTACTTCTTCTTCTTCTATTACTTCTTCTTCTATTATTTCTTCTTGTTGTTTTTCTTCTATCATATTATCCTACTTGTAAAGTTTCTTGTTGATATAAAGGTGTACTAGCATATCCTACATCAGCAGTTCCATATGTTAAATTATTATATGCATCATTTGGATTTACTCCTAAATTTTGATAAGCAAATTGTATTGGGTCTAACATTACATCAGGTTCTCTTGTACCACCTGCAACAACTCCTGTAGGGTCTGGTCCAAATAATTCACTTTGAGCATAACCTGATATTAAATCTTTTCCAGTTTCTTTTGCAGCTTCCTTTATATAGTCTCTAACTCCAGATGTTGCACTACCAATTTTTTGAAATATATTTGGTGAAGATGAGGTGGTTGAACTTATTAGAGGAGAAATAGGCACTACAGTTCCACTACTTGTTACACCACTAACATTACTTGCAATAGCTAATGGACCACTTGTAGGAGGAGTTAATAAAGGTCTAGCAAAAGGACCAGCTCCTCCAAACGGACCAGAGCCTCCAAAAATATTTGCTGATAAATTATATGCTGGTCTAAAAATTGCACCTAATTTTGTTCCTGCAAACTGTCCAGCAGCGTTTGCCCATGTTCCAAAAAATCCTGAGCCTGATGAAACAAATCTACTAGCTAGTCCACCTATACCAGTAAACAATAAAGCACCTCCAACTAAAGCTCGTAATATTTTACTTGATGAAACTTTCTTAACAACTTTTTTAACAGCTCCTACAGTTTTCTTTACAACTTTTTTAATTCCTTTACCTATTTTTTTAATAGCTTTTTTAATTGATTTAAATAATCCCATAATTATATCCTTTTATGTTGTTCCAAATAATGACTTTATCATAGCTGTTACATCGCTAATACTACTACCATACTTATCTGGTGTTGAAGCAAGAGCAGTATTAACTATTTGTGATATTCTATTTTTTTCATTTTCACCTGCTCTAAAATCATAGTCAGCTTGGTCTCTCATTTCTTGCCATAAAAATGACATTGCTGAACCTGATAAATTAAAAGCATTCTGTGCATTTTGCATATTAATTTGATTTTGCATTGCAGTATTAGCAGTATTAACTTGTCTTCTCCATTGAGTATTAGACTGTTCAACTGCTGCTTGATTTTGAGCATTCCATTGATTTCTTGCAAAGTCTTGATTAGAATTAAATTGTTCTATCTGTGCAGCTAATTGTGTATTAAACTTTTCAACATCAGCAGCTCTTTGAGTATCTCTAGCTGAAGCAGCATTTGTTTGAGTAGCATTAAACTGTTCCATTGCATTTTGTTGTGTTTTATTATATTGTTCAACTTGTGCATTTAAACTAGCCATAAATTGATTAGTTTGATTTTCACTTGCTGCATTAAACTGAGCAGCAGCATTAGTAGCAGCTTGATTAGATAATAATCTTTGTTGTGTTTGTTGTGCTCTTAATACATTTGATTGTTGTTCAGCATTTAAGTTAGCCATGTCCATAGCTAAAAAGTTTTTAGCATTTTGTATTTGTGCTTGTTGATTTAAACTTGCTTCAGTTAAATTAGCTTGAGACATTAAGACTGCATTTTGCATAGTACTTTGTTGGTCATTACTAGCTTCTGTTAAACCAACAGTTTGTAAAAACTTACTATTAGCTAACTCTGTTTGTTGGTCAGCATTAAATTGAGCCATGTTCATACCAAATACTTTATTAGCTTTATCTAAGTTTACTTGTTGTTGTCTTTGTGCATCAGCTTCAGCAGCTTGTGCTTCTATACTTTTTTGTTGACTTACACTTTGTTGTATAGCTTGTGCATTACTTTGAGCTATAGGTACAGCACTTTGTATAATAGCATTAAATAAATTATCTCTACCTACACTAGAAGCACTAAGACCTCTTCTTGCTAACAT